ATCCGATAGCCGTCGCTTGTCGCATCGATGTAGTCAAAAGCATCGTTAGATCGCTTTAAGTCCTCTACGTAGGTCGCTTTGATGTACTTAAATAACTCGTCCTCGGTCATACTTGAGGCTTCCATTTTCCATCGGATCCGAGTACGTGCCAATATGGGTTACATTGGTTAGCTCGGTTTTTCTCGGTGCATTTGTAGGCTGCCCACGGTTTACCCGTTGCCTTAGCCGTACCCTCAGCCCAGATCATCGTGCCGTGCGGGCATCGTGGAGGCTCGGCTACTTGAGCCCCGCCTAGACTTTGCTCGATCTCTACAATAGCGCTGGCCATTGTAGGAATATCCTCTATAGCTGCTCGATTGCTCCACGGATCGCTATCAGCTGGCAGGTTTTCTACCTTTTGCATATCCTGAACCGTAGGTCGAGCGTGTTCGCTAGGTGTTAATAGGCCGATTACGCGCCCGTAAGCACTCGTTACAGTATCCTCTATAAGCCATTTTTTCATATTGTTAGTTAGGTGTGCGACATTACCAAACGCATAATCTACGGCGCTTGGAAGTGCATCCTCGTACTCACGATAAGCCTCAGCTTTAACCAAAACCGTACCTTTGATAACGTCTATATCCTCGATGTAGGCTATTAAACGCCCAGTAGGAAATTCTGCTCTAAAGCGCTTAATACGAGCGTTTACATCCTCGTAGTTATCTAGGAACCCCATTAGATTAGCTCGCTCTCTTTGAGAGCCTTAGCGATTGCACGACCGCGCACAAAGCCCTCGCCGTGTCCGTGCTTAAAGCCGATCGAGTATCCGATCACCATAAACATAAAGCCCATACCGCAGGCTGCCAAACCTATTAAAATGTCCATACTGTTCATTGTTCGCCCTTTGTTAAGGCCGAGCAGCTACCAAACCGAGTAGCCCTCCCGGCGTTTGTAGTATCAGTATGAGGCTAGCAACTGACATAAAGCAACTATCTAGCTTGGCGTGTCGGTCTTTGTTGCATCCTTAGGCTTAGATTTAAGGCCATTACCTGCCAGTACTCCACCTAAAGCCCCAGTTAAGAATATGGCCAAGGTCTGTAGTAACTGTATGAAGTCTCTATCGTTAGGAGCTTGAGCCCCTACAGGCTGAGTAACAAACACCAAGGCGTAGACCGCCCCGCTTGTGATTACAAAAAAGGTTAAGGCTAGTACCGCACCGATTAAAAAGATTAACCGTGCGTGTATGTCCTCAGGCGTTAGCCGTTTATTTTCTTTACTCATCGATCGTAATAAGATCCTTAGTGCAGACTCCGGTAGCCTCGCATTGTGGCGGAGTGCACTCAGGCTTTTGCCAGTTCTCGTATTTTTGGCACTCATATCTGACCCAGCCATCATAACCGCACCCTGATAAGAGCAAAGTCCCCACTAATGCCCCTATCAGGGCCCGGATCATTTCGAGCCGAGGCCGTATTGCTTCTCGCTTGGTTGTACCGCTTTAAGTAGCGGACCTACGAGGCCGGCGATAAAGGCATTAGCTAATACTTTTGGATCAGTAATACCGGACATATACAAAGCTGCTACAGATGCGAGCGCTGCTCGTGCATATGATTTAGCTGCTGCTTCTAATTGTTTTTTATTCATTTTTTAATCCTAACTTTTCTATTAGTTGTTTAGCCTTAGTAGCCGATACCTCTACCTCAAAGTGCATATCGTCCGGCCTGCTCTTAAAGTCGCCGCCCCACTTAAGGCCATACTTTTTAGCAAGGGCTCTAATCATTGGTATTTTTTCAGCCGGGAAAGTGTCGTACTTGCCGAGCGGATGCTTTGTAGCGTTGAGATCTATGGCGGTACCGGATGAGTGGCAGGATAATTTTGTAGGATTGCCTCGCACCATACGATAGGCATATGCCCAGTCGTCAAACGTACCCTCATCGATCGGCTCGATGAGCTCGTGAAACTCCGCAGCAAAGGCGGCCAAAAGAGGCCCAACACTTTCGGCACACCTTAGCTTACGATCCGTACCTTTTACGAGGTAGGACTTTATTTTAATTGCTTCCGGATCTTTAGATGCCGGATAGCCGTTATAGCTAGTCTCCACTAGTAACGCTCGGTGTGGATTGTTCCGCTTGCATAGCGTCATAGGTTGATTTCAACATTGAAGTAAATTCTCCGTTGCCTCGGTCAATAATTGCGTGTTCTACTGTTTCGCCAGTTAGCGAATCAATAACTTTGATAAATGTGACATTATGCATTTTTATAACTCCGCACTAAAGCCAATGTAGGCACTTGTAGAATTGTTTGAGTAAAGGAAATTGCTACGATACTGAGTAAGTCCTGACGAAACAGTTATTAACACGGCTAAAACTCCGTCTAATGCTGCACTTGTTGCAGCAATTACAGAACCACCTGCCTCGGCAACAGCCAATGTCGAGTAGTCCAGTGATGTCGGAGCAACGCGCATTTGTACTGGGTAACTAATTACAAAACGCGCATTTGTTGAACCAGTTGAACCACCTGTGGCAAAAACTGTGTATGTGCCTGGGGCAGTTTGACGGTAGTAGTACCTTTGACAAGCGGCTAATTCTCCTTGAATTGTTGCCCCATTACGGCGGAAAGGCAATGCGGTACTGCCAATGTCAATTTGCACACCTGTTGCTTCAAAGTAATCAGCAGCCCCAGCCGTTCCCGATGGAGTGTATTGGAAACCTAACGCTAATTGTGTAGCGGTGGCAGCGACAGTAGCGGTGTAAGAAAATCTTTGCCAAGTGCTTGTTAAAGTAGCATTTTGGCTAGTAACTGTTGCAACACCAGTAAAACCTGAGTAAATGCTTTGGTCTGTTCCTGTTCCACTATAAAGAATTGCTTGCAAAACATCTGATCCACCAGAATAATTTGCGCCTTTTCTAGCATAAAAACTTATAGTTACTGTTTTACCAGCATAAGGTATCGAGTTTGTAGTTTCGATATTTTGAAATGTGCTAACTGGGCTTGTGCCTGTTTGACCGCTATTGCGCTGAAATCTTAAACAGTATTGGATACTTGGTAAATTAGTTGTATCACCTGTCGCTTGTCGGCTAATTGTCATAGCCTGATTAGCACCTACGCCAAGTGCCCACCGATCAGCAGAATAAACATTATAAGACGAAGCAGCAAAAGATTGGCTTGTACCTCTTTGCCAAATATCAAAGGCCGAATTCAAAATTGGATTGGCTTGTACTGTTCCAGCGGTATAGCGCAAACCTGTTGAAGTGGAACTATCTGCTACAAGTGTCTCGCCATTGTTGCCTACTGCTAGGCGTGCGGGAGTGTCGTTGGCACTAGCTGATATTAGATCGCCTTTGGCATCGACAATAGAGTTTTGGATAGCGTTAGCATCATCCGTAGTAACCCAAGTAAAGTCCATATCAGTATTAGTAGTTTTGCTTAATACCTGACCTGTAGTGCCGCCTTTGAGATCGAGCAGACTTGCATCGATGGAATCGCCTAGGGCTTCGATAGCCGTAGCTCCATCTTTTACTAAGTCGGTCGATGTAGGTACCGGCCAGTTAAAATTCGGCGTTACTGTTGCCATTATGTCAAACCTCCATATGCGTTCTCCCACTCAAGTGTAGCGTTTACACCTGTCCAAATTAGGCTAAACGGGCTTACTGTGTCCCATTGTGGCGCGACCAATGAGAAATCTGTAGGACTTAAGGTAAGGGTTAGGTCTACAAACTGAGGAGTAGCCCTGATCGCAAAGCCCTCAACAAAGCCATTAAAGGAGCCGTTAAACATATTGATCGGTAAATCGTTGAGCACTATAGGCTGACCAAAAAATACATCGATGAGCTTGTCACGCTCTGCATCGGGTAATTGTGTGTTATCTAATCTAAAGGTAATGCTCTGTAGTTGCTCGCGTGGAATAGCCCGGAGCCCTAACTCACGATCCATAACATCGTTTACATCGCTTAAGTTATGCAGGTTGCTACTTACGCTGCGCTGATAACGGCCATAGTTGGCAATAGAGTCGGCATCAAGGGCCGTAGCTTGATTGGCGTAATTGTTTCCGTAGTTGAATACAAGGGAGTTACGAATCTTGCCTATTTGTAGAATAGATTTTACGGTTGCCGGTATCGCGTAATTAGCCGATAAAGTCGTATAGCCGTTGGCATTGAGGTAGACCGTACGGTGATCGGCATCGGCATAACAAACCCGGCCCTGTTTGTCCTCATAGATATTTCCTAGTGCGCTTTGTGCAATTTGAGCGCATAAGTTATAGCTGCTAAAAGGATCGGCTGCTCGGCTAATCATCTCGTATAGGCCCGGCTGATCGATCTCGCCAAGGCCCACGTTTTCAGCATTGGCCCACGTGGTCGTAGGGTCGTAATTGAACCATTGTAAAGCCGGGGCTACCTCAAACCAAGAGTTAATGAGTAGCTCGTTAAGTATGTCAAATATTTGATCGCCGTCCTCGGTTTTAGGCAAAGCATCCGGGAAAAGCGCCTTAGTCAATTTTGCCAAGGATCCAACGGCTAGAATATTACCGATTGTTATAAAGCCGGTTTCCTCAGGCGAACGAACGGAAATGCCAAAATCCGATACTTCGCCGCCGAATACGGGCACATAAACCCCGGCGCTATTCTTGAGTTCAAGGGTTAGGCTATCGGTTACATCAATATCAAAGGCCGTGTTATTTACGTTAATGATCTCCATACGGGCATATCCGGCGCTGCATTGAAGATCGATATCATCGCGACCAGTCTGCATAGTTACGCTTAAAACGGTGTCGTAGACGGTAGTGCCTACGATAATTTTCCACTCGGGTAGCCACGTACTCACTCTATGTACAACCCTGATCCGCGATTAGTCGAAGTACCTCTGTAGCCGGATTGGTTGAGAATACCCTCAATTTCGCGTGCGATAGCCTCAGGATCTCCAATACCGGCGGTAATGGTTATGTAATAGTTGTAAGCAGATTGAGCAGCATAACGAGCACCTACGGCAGCCTCAGCCGGCGTTAAGCCGGCTTGTATGCCCTGAATTAGAGAGGCAGTACCAATATCTGCAGCTAACCGACTAATGGCTATCTGTCGCTCGGCATTGGCTAAAGCTGCCAGTCCTAAAGCGGTCGTAGAAAAGCCGCGTAATTTAGCACTCAAAGAATCATTTTCGGCATCCTGTACGGATCTAATACCTGCAAGGCGTACCGCCGTAAGATATTGCTCTTGCTGAAATTTAAGATCGTAGGATCTTTTGTAGGCTGCATCGACGGAAGCAAGCGAGCTTATTTCGGTTTCACCTGCAGACTTGAGAGCATCCACATACTTTTTCAATGCAGCTTCTCTAGCGGCAGCCTTTTCACTTTCTGACATTTTAGATTTGTTAATGGCATCGAGTTCAGCCGCAAGAGTAGTTTTGATGCTTGCTAATTCTTCTGTTTCGGCAAACTTAATTAAAGTTAATTGTGCGTTCGAGGCATTACTTAAAGATGCTAATCGAGCAATTTCTGTAAGCTGAATCTGTACGCGCTCCGAGTAACTTGCTTTTGTTGATAATTC